GCCCCTCCAGTTCTGGTTCTGCCGCAACCCTGGCCTCGCGCTCCCCCTCATCGCGCTCCAGTACCACGAGGTTCGCATCAACCTCCAGTTCAACGACCTCCAGAACCTCATGTGGGACTACGCCCCCACGAATGCCAATAACCACGTCGTCCGCGACCGTGTCAATGCGGCGAACCTCGTCGCGGCGTCGCTCTACGTTGACTACATCTACCTCGACACGGACGAGCGCCGCAAGTTCGCCCAGGTCTCCCACGAGTACCTCATCGAGACCCTCCAGTTCACTGGCCAGGAGTCCATCACGTCCGCCTCCAACAAGCTCAAGCTCAACTTCAACCACCCTTGCAAGGAGCTTGTGTGGGTTGTCCAGCGCGATTCCTTCGTGTCCTGCGACGACTCCATCATCAACCCCTGGAAGGGCCAGCAGCCCTTCAACTTCACGGACTGGTGGGACCGCTCGTGCCTCGAGTCGGGCTACTCCGTCACCCGTGTGGAGGGCATGGCGGGCAAGAACCCCGTCGTCACGGCGCTTCTCCAGCTCAACGGCCACGACCGCTTCCAGGTGCGCGAGGGCCGCTACTTCAACCAGGTGCAGCCCTACCAGCACCACACCAACATCCCTGCAGAGGGTATCAACGTGTACTCGTTTGCGCTTCAGCCCGAGCAGCACCAGCCCAGCGGCACGTGCAACTTGTCTCGCATTGATAACACCACTCTGCTGCTGACGGTCTCCAACAACGCGGTTGGCACCTACAACACGGCGTCTGTGTATGTCTTCGCGACCAACTACAACGTGCTCCGCGTGATGAGCGGCATGGGTGGCCTTGCCTACTCCAATTAATAAGTTTGACCCTAATAACCACTACATCCGGATTTATCTGGTGTGTGTGGTCCTCTGTGGTTAAACACTAGAAAATGAGGGTTTATAAATCAATAGAGTTAGACAAAATGTCTCAGTCTATTGATTCTAAATGCTATACTGTGGAGTAAGTACTAGACCTTACACCGTTGGCAACTCTCTCGTCGTCTCCACGATAAATTCCGGCCCATCCACATATTCACTATAGGGTACGGCGGTCGTGGTAGGCCTATCGATGCTGAGTAATTCCAAAAGAGCCTTGAGCCGCTTCTCGAGTGGCGGCCCCTGAATTCGCCGAGAAATCTGTTTCCAGCGCCACTCGAATTGAAGAGCCGCCCGATGGTCTGGAAAGCCAGTGACGTGGCCTATTCGTTCCCAGAGACGGCCTGCAGTGGCCTTTGCACCTCCTGCAAATTCGCCATTATGTTGCCTGAGTCTGCGAGCCAGATCCGGCGTGACACCAATATATGTTTTTTGACTACCTGCATCGCACGTGGCCAAAAAATAGCATTTCCAGGGTTCGGACATCCGCTATTATGTACTCCACTGTAATTATTATCAAATACTCGCTTAGATATGGAAGGCGGATATAAGGCCCCCCCTTTTCTACAGCTCTCGAACATTGGAGATTACACAAACAAGGATGACCTTGGAACTCTCGTAAGTTCCTCAATATTCACTCTTTTTCTTTCACTGGTTGCGGCCCGTGTTGGAAATCTCGGCGGAGTTACAATAAATGCCTATTTTGATATGTTCGGCTTGGAGGGACTTCTCTCGAATACCATGTTGATGGTAATTCTTTTACAGGTTGTCCGGTATCTGTACACCAGCCTCTATAGTACTGGACGAGCCTGGTCTCCTTTCGTATTTCTCTGTATTGTGGCGGTCGTTCAGGCACTCTATGACCTCTTCTTTTACTACGGAGTGATTAATGTCATTCCGACAGGGGTGAATCAAATGGTGGATATTTTGAAGCAATATGCAAAGGATTACAATGTGAAGGCTATGGCGGGACATATTATTCTTTTGACTACTACGGCTCTCGTGGCCATGTTAATGAGTGATATGTACGATATTCACAAATTCTTTTTGAGTGCTGTCGTCTTGTACCTGGTTCCCTATTTTCTGTCGGTTATTGTGAGGAAGCCGGTGGTGAAGGTCGCTGCTCCTCCTCCCGCTAAGGACTCCATGAAGGATTATCGTGGCTATTAAATAGGAAGTAGGGATGTCTTCGGATAGTAATACACCTAATATACCAAATGTGTCAATTGAATCAGAGGCGTTGCCGAACTCTGAAAATATGACACCCCTACAATCTGCAAATTTTGAAAATGCGGCAAATTTTACAACACCGACACCTGAGGCTGAGGCTGCGCCAGAGCCAGAGCCAGAGCAACAGCAACAGCCAGAGCCAGAGCAACAGCCTGAGCCAGAGCCTGAGCAACAGCCTGAGCAACAGCAACAGCCAGAGCCTCAGCCAGAGCCAGAGCCCGAAATTCCTGAAGTCCCAGTGCCAGCCTCAGAACCCCCGACAGAAAAGGAGAAAATTCGAAGGTCAACGAGGCAGCGAGCGGCTGATGAAGGCCAGGCGAGGGAATTACAGCGACTCCGAAATTTGTACGAGAGAGAATTTGCCAATATCCCCGAAAAATTCCGACCAAAGGCGAAGGCCTACGTCGCCCGAGCAGCCTTCTATAGGGAGCAAAAGGGAGAACGAAATGCATATGTGAATGAGTGGCTGGCGAAAGACCGGGCTGCAGCAATGGAGCGTATGAAGAAGGGACGTGGTCGCCGTACTCAAAAAGCACCAGTCGCTGCTAAGGCCGAGAACACATACTCTCCACCATCGCCAGCCCTATCAATCGGTAAAACACGCAAAATCAAGTTCGACCCTTCCGCCAACCCTCTAAGAACACGGGCGACCAAGGTCGAAGAGAAGCTCAACAGTATTGCGAAGCGAGCCGAGAAGATTCTTATGTCAAAGGCACTTAATACGGAAACGAGAAAGGTCGCACGTCATCTCGTGACCGAAATGAAGAGGGCCGCTCATATTCTCACCAAGGAAGCCAAACACCAGGCGACTCAACTGGAGCGAGCAGCTGTTCAAAGGCTTCATATGGAAGCGAAAAAGGCGCGAACAGCAGCGCCGATGCCCAAGAGAACGACGTATCGTAAATCGAAAAGTTCCAACAGGAATCTCGGACCCAGTAATTTCAAGAACAGTTCCAACACGAATATTACACCGATTACAGCGAGAAACACATCAAATAATTTTGAATCAAAGAATTCCGCCGTACCGCTCAATGATTACGAGTACCGGTAACGTCTAAAATTGAGGCACCTATAGCTAAAAGCAGTATTCTAAAGAATGTCATCCGCCTTCCTAAACATTGTAAACCCGGCCTCTCCATGCACCACGATGCCCCCCACCCTCGCCACCACCTACGACTTCCCCCTGGACCCCTTTCAGCAGCACGCCATCGCCGCCATCAGTCGCAATGAAAACGTCCTCGTCACGGCGAAGACGGGTTCAGGAAAGACACTGGTAGGCGAATACCAGATTCACCATAGTCTGGCCCGTGGCCGCCGTGTCTTCTACACGACCCCCATCAAATCCCTTTCAAATCAGAAGTTTTATGATTTGAAAAAGATGTTTCCAGACCGCGTGGGCATCATGACCGGCGACATTAAGTTCAAGCCGGACGCGGACGTCGTCATCATGACTACTGAGATTCTGCGCAATCTCCTATTTAAGCGCGGAACGGCCACGGAGGGTCTCGGCATAACAGCCTCTCTTTCACTCAATCGCCTGGACGCCGTAGTATTCGACGAGTGCCACTATATCAATGACCGAGACCGCGGTGCAGTATGGGAGGAGACGATGATTCTGTTGCCGCCAGCAACCAATCTCGTACTTCTCTCGGCCACCATCGATTCTCCGGAGAAATTCGCCGGATGGCTCGGGACTCTGAAACAGAAGCCCATTCATCTCATTTCAACCCAGTATCGCATTGTTCCTCTTACACACGGAGTCTATAGGGGCGAAGAATTGCTCACGATAATGGACAACAAGGAGCAATTCGACTCCGGAACCTATAATACCTGGTTGAAGTGGCGGGCGCAACAAGAAAAGGAGGGTGATGCCCATAAGCAGCGGGTGGCCGACAGGCGCCGCGGAGGCTACGAGGACGGCCCGGTGGCCCGAAAGGGGTCCGTGAAGAGCTTCGTACACCAGATGAACTCCATGGTCGGTCGCCTGGACGAAAAGGGACTGCTCCCCGCCCTCTTCTTCGTCTTTAGTCGCAAGGACTGTGAGCGCTACGCCGCCGCTGTCGAGCACACGCTAATCGATAGCTCGGACTCCGCGGCCGTGAACAACATTATTCAGTTTCATCTTCACAAGTACGAGCTGGATAAGATTCCTCAGTATCATACTATCAAGGGACTTCTGGAGAGGGGCATTGCCTTTCATCATAGCGGGCTCATTCCGGTGCTGAAGGAAATCGTGGAAATCCTCTTTGGCCGTGGATACGTGAAGCTCCTCTTTGCAACGGAGACCTTCGCCGTAGGAATCAATATGCCGACAAAGACGGTGGTCTTTACGGGATTCCGGAAATACGATGATGCCACGGAGGGAATGCGACTGCTCAACACAGACGAGTACATTCAGATGGCTGGTCGCGCGGGGAGGCGTGGAAAGGACGACAAGGGACTCGTCCTGTACCTGCCTGACCGGGACCCGGAACAGCTAGAGGATGTGAAGCGAATGATGACGGGAAAGAAGGCGACGTTCAGTTCCCGAATGAACTTTCACTACGACTTCCTCTTGAAGACGTTGCAGCTCGGAGAGTACCGGTGGCTGGACATCATGAAGGACTCCTATTGGTTTCAGAAGCATGAGGGAATGAAGGAGCAGTGCAAAGCGGAGCTTGCAGCTCTCGATGCAGGAGCCACTTCCACGCTTACAGAGAGCGATATCGCCGCAATGAAGGAACTGGAGCGGCTTCAGGAGGCGGTGAAGGGGTCCGTGAATGCTGCTCGGAGAGAGGCTCAGAGGGCTCTGGAATCCTGGAAGCAGAAGCGGATTGGCCCGAGATGGTTTGCGATTGAGAAGGAATTGTGGCCGAAGCACAAGAGCCAGGTGAAGGAGCGGGCGGAGCTGACCCGGGAACTGGCCGCGCTGGAATCTCCTCAGCGGGATATTCTTCCGAGTTTCGAAGTTCTGGGGGCTTTCGGATTTCTGGCTGAGAAGGGGCTGACGGAAACTGGAAAGATGGCCACGGAGGTGAATGAGGGCCATCCGATTCTGATGCCGCTGGCCTGGGACCCGGTGTCCAAGGCGGGGCTGGATGCAAAGGAGACTCTGGCCTTCTTGGCGGTCTTTCTGGGAGAGGGGGAGGCGGGCCCGGTGCCGAATGTTCCTCCTGCAGTGCTGGAATGTATTCGGGAACTGGAGGGGCTGGCGAAGAGGTGCGCAGAGACGGAGACGGCTATGGGAGCTGTGAATCCTCCGAAATTCACCTATTGGGACGTCAATACGAGCTGCGTGGAGCTGGTGTGGCGCTACGTGAATGGTGAGTCTCTTTCGCAACTGGCGGCGGACTACTGCATCTTTGAGGGAAACTGTATCAGGTTTCTTTCCAAGATGGTGAACTTGCTGGATGAGTGGCGGGTTCTTGCCACGATTAAGAGTGATACGGCGACACTAAATCGGTTGCTGGATGCAGAGCAGTTGCTTATTAGCGCTGTGGCGAACTCGGACAGCCTCTATTTGCGCCTGTGAGTACGCTTCGGTCGCCTACGCTGACGCCGGGCCCTCCTACGAGTGTTTCCCCT